ATCATCACCAGTAGCAAATGCTCTATCTTTAGCTAAAGCATATGAAGCATACGAATCACCAGCCGATTGATTTTGTGCTGCGGGAGTTCCACCACCATAACCACCAGAGGGTGCCATAGTCCCATATAAACTATTTAATATATCGGCATATCTACCACGAGAAGAAGCAAACGGGTCGGCCATCCCGGCACCTCCACCGCCTCCACCACCGCCACCTCCTAGCAGCTTACCACCTACCAAGGTTACGGCGGCTCCGCCAATTGCTGCCATACTCATTTAGCGTCTCCTTTAAATTCCAGCTTATCCCACGGATAAGTTAATTCATTATATGTTTGTGCTGTCACTTCTTTAGCGACATCCTCTGAATTTGTTGATTCGGCTCCAGTGATTGCTAACCACATAGTATCCTCATGTGCATAAAGGGCTACCTTACTTCCAAAGGGAGCCATTCCAATATAGGGTGCTTTGATTCTCTGCTTACCTGTTTCTGATACTACTGATACATCACCTTCTGTGATTACCCACAATCTCTCCCTATTCCATAATTTACTGACGATTGTAGTGCCAGCGGGGATAAAGAGTTGTCGTATGTAGGCTCCTTCTACGAAGTATTCAGTTAATCCTTTCTCATTAATCTCATCTACCTTATTCCCATCAGGGCCTAAGGCTTCTGCAAGAGCATATTCATATTGCTCGATGGTAACTCTTTTAGCGAGACGGCCTTCCTTATCATCATAAGGGATAATTTCGTAGGATTCTTCCATTATTGCTCTGCCCTAAAAGAGATACCGTCTAAGGTATTCCATGTACCAGAACTAGTACTATTTGGTCTCACCACACCATCTCCTTGAATAATGGTGGCACAATCGACTGGCCCAGATGACATTTGAGAAAACATAAGATATGCGGCTGGTCTATAACCTACAGGTAATGTAAAGGCAGCCGTATTATTTGTTCCACTCTTTATCATTCCTTTTAAATGTACACGTCCAAAAGGATCTTTATAGAATGCTGCCGTTTCATATCCAGTCCCATAATTAGTCCAACTATTCTCGAAGGCTGGTTCATTAGTAGCTCCAACTTCATGCCATTCTTCTACCTGACCAATAATATTCCAAGCCCTTAATAACCAATTAACAAATTCTTCTGGTAATCCAATGGTTGCGGCCAACCATACTGGACGAGGGAATAGTTGTCTATATTTATTAGCCATTATTGGTCTCTGATATTATCGGTGCTTCCTGCCAATAAATCCATACGTTCTAAGTGGAAAGTCCCATCATTATGATGAGTGAATTGCCATTGACGTTTACGAGCAGAACCTAAACGATGTATAGGTCTATTATATCTCATATCAATATCCCTACCAGACGTAAAGACATCATTGAGATTATCACGCCATTTTACTGTGATAACATCACCAGCACCACTTTCATCACTAGTAACAGCTACAAGGGATAGGGTATGGAAGAACTTATTAGCCATTGAACCACCATCCCACCATGAAGTCTGGATAACACTATAGGGTGTTCCATACCCTTCTGAACCACCATCTTTGAATAATCCTTCAGTAAAGGAATAAACCCTACCAGTATCATATTCAATAAAATATTTGTGATGAGCCCCAGTTATTTGATAATCTACTGTATCACTAGAGATATTAGCAAAATCCCAAAAATACCAGAGACCAGTCATAGTATCATATACGTAAGTATCTCCAGAGGAATCCTCGTTTACCATAATGATTTCTCGGTCTACCAGAGAGATAATGTTAACTCTATCGTATTGTCCAACCCGTTTATCAATAGAAGGAGTAGAGATTTTTTTTAATCTAAAATTTTCAATTACATAGACACCAAGAGTCTGGGTACCGGCTGCATATCCACGAGACCCAATGAATGCAATCATATGGTCATTAGAGTCTGCTGATGGATGGTCAGCCAGATAGGTGGTAGTAGCTATCCCAATATCATAATAGACATCTTCTCGTCTCGCTAATGGAGACCCATTGGGATTACCAGCATCATAGAAAAATTCTATAGATTCTGAACCCATAAGACAGATATTATTATTGTGTTTACATATATAACGGCTAACATCTTTCTTACGTTCAGCAGTAATAAAATCCGTAGCAGTCCATGTAGTGTAATCGTTTAGATTACTATTATAGATTTTACCATCTATAAATCCAGAAAAGATATATCCATCTAATTCAACTACACCGGGAACTGGGTAGTTTCCAGCGCCCACAGCAGGATAACCATGAAGCGCATTTGTAATGTGTGTTACATTTAGATGGTCATCAATAGCATATAATTGCTCACCCGAATAAGATGTATGAGCATTTACAATAAGATATTCACTCCCAGAATGTATGAATTCCGCAGCAGAGAAATGAGATGCAGTTCTGGTATGGGTAATACCGGTCAGAGTATATATGGCAGCAGTACTGTTATTATATAATTTCCATTCTGTAGCACTGCTATCATATTCCATTGTAATAGTAGCAGCGGAATAATTATTCAACCAATAGTATAAACCATGAGCTAAACGACTACCCTTACTTTTTATATAAGCTCCCGGACGCTTACTGATAATAGTTTTACCATTCTCTTTACGAACTAAACAATTCCTCATATAAGCCTGATTAACAGGAGAGGTACCCAACGAGGTTGAGTACGACTCTAAATCCGTAACTAGATTAACTGGTACAGTAGGCATTATACACTCCAATCGATATCAGGAGTTACTTGGAAAGCATCCTCAGTATCCCAACTCTCTGCTTTCTCCTTCCACGCTTTTGCTAATTGGGCAATTATTTGTGCCTGTGGCATAGGAGTACCATATTTTGGCATAAGCATAAGAGATAAATTAAACATTAAAGGCATGAACCATTCTTGTGGAAAATCTACTTCATCAGTAGCAACAGTATCAATATCATCTAAAGTACGTTGTGACCAAATAACCAGATAATCAGTTACATCATTTGTTTCAGGCCATACAAAAAGTTTAGATGTTCCAATACTAGGTTCAAAATAAAGTTGGTTAACACGACCATCCGTAGTCTTATCAGGAAGACGAACATACTCTTCTCTCTGGATAATAGGAACTTCTACATCTCGATTTGCAGTATCACGAACAAGAGCATTCGTAATCTTCATTGGTCGGTCAGCTTTAGTAGTATAATTATATACGTATGCATCAATAGATACAGCCGCATCCAGAGCATCAGTAAGTGTAACTACATTAGCAGCAGGAACACCATTCACGGTAGTCCAATGCATTGTCCCATCAGAACACTCTATACCAATATAATCGCCATTAGTGATATTAGCATCATCATCTACAGTAATTGTAGTATCAGTGGCAACAGCCGCAACAGCTATCTGAGTGCTGTAAAAAGTATCAGTCCAATGAGAACCAGTAGAGCTAAGAGTATACTCATGAACATTCTCCTGTAAGAAAAGATAACTTTTCTGAAGAGCGAATATATTCAATCCTTCAGCTTGCCAAGCTTTAACTAGATAATTCAGGGTACGATTACAGGAGGTAAGCGCATTAGTCCCCGGAGTTTCTCCTTCCGAGAGAACCCCAAGTTGTTCTAGAGCTTCCGTAATAATATCGGTTCCGGTAGCTGTTAAATTAATAGAACCTGAAGTTGCCATTTATATATCCTTGAAAATTATAGTTTACTCCGATAGAGTGTCGGGTCAATAGTGCTTGCCGCAATTACAGGGTCAATAGGCCACCCAGCTGCTACTAATTTTTTAAATGTGTCTAATGGATTAGCAATAACATCGGCAAAGTTTAAAGCAATCCAATTAAAATCAGGACGTGTAGCCAAATAATCCATAATTTCGGGGATAGTCATCATGGAGTTTAAATTAAAATCAATCCCAAAACCATTAGTAAAAGATAATTTAATCTCTGTTTCAGGCCGTATCATTACAATTACATTGTAGGTAACATCTGGTAATACAGGACATTTAATGCCCAAGTCTCTTGCAAAGACTTTACAGACCTCTCCATCTCCTTCCCCATTCCGATAATCAATTATACCATTTTCAAAGAAACCCCAAGGATTAGGATGATATCGGGTATTCTTAAAAGCATCCTTATAAGCTTGGGTTCTTTCTGGTCTGTCATCATATCTCATTTTTAACCCACTCAAACCCAAAGCTCGCATCATCATTGATGTACCAGAACGGGGTCTGCCTGAGACTACAAAAGTATTTAGCATGTCCAACTCACTCGCATCTGCACGTGATCACAATAAATAACATTAGAATCATACGAATCAATAACAAATCCTTGTAATGCACATCCAAAATTAGTTGATTTTACATCAGCTGGTGTCAATGTTGCACTCCAAAGTGGATCAGCTCCTGCATCTCCAGTTCTTGTTATATATGCTTCTGTCGAAGTAGGAATAACAGATGAGGAACTACTACCTGTTAATGCACCACCTTTCACTAAATAAAATACACCATGAATAGATGGGCCTACATTTTGATACATCTCAGCACGTACTTCCACTTGTGAAATCACGGCACAATCCGGAATTGCTGACATATCAAAATTAGTTGCGAATAAATTTTGTGCTTGACCATATAGGGATAAAGAAACAAATGCTCTATTATTATCACTTACATAAATATTAGTGGGATTTGTCCAAGAAGTACCTGTTCCATTATTAGCTCCATTGCCAGCACTAACCCATCCTGTATTACCCGGAGTACAACTACATGTAGTTTTAGTTCTGATGTTTCCGAATCGACCACTAATTAACATTATGAATAATCCTGCGAATAATCCCCATACCAAGTAGTACCACCATCATGAGTACGTAAAGTAATGTAATCAGTCCCAGTAGTAGCAGTTGTAGTAATTGTCGGAGCTGTACCTCCCGGCCATTTAACTGATGCGGGCCAACCTGTTACAGTTCTACTACCAGTAGCATCCTGTTTAAATTCAATTACAATTTCCCCATATGAACCGGTAGCAGGAGGATTACTTAATGTGATGCTTGTGATATTAGCGGTCAAACTTACATTAAATGAATTACCATTAGCACAATCAAAAGTAATAGCCCCTGCACTAATAGTTGGGGTAGTGTGGGTTACAGCATAATCCTTAAACTTAGGACGAGTTAATTCGTAGTCCTGCATGTTGATGGCTTGCATCGTCCAGCTATTAGTAATTGTAGCTGCCTCAGCTTTACGCGGAAATGCTGTAGCTTCATACGTGTCGAGCGTGTCAGCATCTAATCCAGAACCAGAGCCATCATTACCTGAATGCCACGCTGTACCACCATTGATTTCTAATCCAGCAGATGCTAATACATATTTGGTGCCATCATACCATAAATAACGGGTAACACCACCAAAATAAATAACACCTGTTCCATCTCCTCTATCTGCAAAAACATCATCTACATAGATATTACCTGAACTATCGCGAGAAACGACTGTATTAGTACTACGAGCAGAACTCCGCTCATATCCATCAAGTAAATCAGAATCTAATCCTGAACCTGTTCCATCGACAGTTTTAATAAGTGTTAAAATTTCAGAAGCGGTTTGGTCTGCTGTCGCCCCAGCTTCAATTCCAGCAAGTTTACTAATATCAGTAGCAGTTGTAAATTTATTGGTAGTTAATGTATCATCGATATCATCCGCATCGAGGACAACAGCCCCAGTCTGCGTATTAACTGAATCAACGGTATTAACTTCAGCACCAGCAGCAATACCAGCGAGTTTAGTCTGCTCAGCATCCGTAAAAGCATTTGTATCAAGATTACTTTCGTAAGCGGTCTTGATTTCAGCAGCAGTCTGATCAGCGGTAGCACCTGTCTCAATCCCAGCGAGTTTAGTTTTCTCAGCATCAGTATAGGCGTTGGTATTAGCCTCAGCTTCGTATGCAGTTTTAATCTCCGCACCTGTCTGGTCGGCCGTTGCACCAGCTTCGATACCATCCAACTTAGAACCATCAGTTGCTACGTCACGGCCATCAACTGTACCACCTACTGCGATATTACCAACAAAGGTAGCGTTCCCGGTAGTGCGGTCAATAGAGAGATGTTGTGTAGATTGACTTCCACCTAAGAAGATAGAATCAGTTGGGTTATTGTAACCAACCATTCCCTTTTGTGTACCGTTATCATTGAAACGAATACCTAGATACGGTGTTCCAGCCCCCACATTACGTACATCAACGGCTGTCCCGGTAGCAGAGGAGCTTTCAAATAAAGCAGGGATAATAGCGTTATCTAAAACTACTAGCTGTCTCACATTAGACGGAGTTCCAGCACCCACTTGGGTATTTCCGTTGACTGTTAAATCTCCAGTCACAGTTCCACCAGCTAATGGAAGATAGTCGCTCGGAGTTAGGTTGGCCGCAGTCCAAACTGAATTTCCGTTGTGTTGGAAACCAGTAGTAAGCACATTAAAGTTGGTGGGAGTATTACCTGATCGACCCAAGGAGAACGCAGAGTTGTAGGCGGTCTGTGCATCATCATACAGACGTAGTGTAAAGGTATTGCCATCGACTAAGAAAGACCAATTCTTTGAGTCAACGCCACCATCAGTCTCGTACAACTTGAGCTGTGGATAGAGGCTACTAAGAGTCAGCGGGCCGGTCAACGTTCCGCCAGTTAACTTAAGGTATGTAGTTGGAACACCATCTAAGGTAGCACCATCGGCGGAAATGTCACGCCCATCTACTAAACCAGGAGTAACAAGATTAGGAACGGTTAAGTCCCCAGTCATAGTATCGCCAGCGACAGCTACATAAGTGGTAGGTATAGCATCAAGTGTTGCTCCATCAGTCGCTACATCACGTCCATCTACTGTACCTGTTACAGCAATATTTCCTGTTACATCTACTCCAGTTGAACTGGTTGAAAGGACAGTTGACCCTAAGTAGTTAAGCTGAACAGATTGATATGCTCCTCCAAAAGTGGCAGCAACTCTGTCTGTCGAATCAGTATCACGGGTCTTTAGCTCGATAGTCTTACCATTAGAAAAGTTCCTAAAATAGTAATGACCATCATAATTAGTTACATATCCATTCCCGGCACTATATTTAAACTGAAAGGCTTTTGCAGTACCAAGACTAAACACATCGTCGTCGTGGAGCCATACCCCACCTCCGGCATCCAGCTCGCCAGTCATGGCTACCGTACCATCTACTCGAAGTTTTTCATCATCGAGTTCCTGTATCGCAGCTTGTACATCAGTAGCAATTAATCCACCATATGGGGTAAAATTAATTTCACTTGCATCATTCTGAGCTGCCAGAAGAGTATCTACTTCAGCAGAGGAATAAACACCTATAGCGGTTCTAGCTGAAGCTGCTGTGGTTGCCCCATTAAAAACATCCCATATAACAGCATCGACTTCATTAAGCCAGTCAGCTGCTACTTTTGTATTATGAGCTACGAAAGTAGTACTAGCCATTATAAACTCCCAAAAGTTGAACTAGGTAATGGTATTTGACCATCAGCAACAAAACAATCAGCAATAGCTTCATCAGCAAGAGCAGAATAAGAAGAACATATTCGGTCAGAAGTTTTTTCTGTAGGTGGTTTACGAACAAACTCGGGATTAGGGGCAATCCTATCTGCTCTCATCCTCAATAATTCTTGCTGATGCCGAGGGTCATAACATCCCTGACAAACTACATCACCCGTCCATTCAGTACGAACTTCAGATGATAAATACTCCCTACCACACCGGTCACAAGTTACACTATGTTCACCACGTTTATAACTCATTATTAAAAGTTCCTGAAGGAAGTGTATCCGGCCCAGTAGCACCAGTAACGTCCACATAGACCTCATCGGGTTCGGGACGAATTGGATAGTCAGCATGAATCTTCTCTGGTTTCCCCCTAACATATTCTTGGGTATGCCGGGGTTCAAAGCATTCTTTACACACGACTAATCCAGTCCATTCTTTTTGAACATCATCTTTTCGCACAGTGCTCTCACAACGGTCACAAACGACCCAGTGATTTCCAGGTTGATATCCGGGACTACGAGTGTGCGAACTAGCCATTAGGGAGCTTTCTTCTTAATTTTTAAAGTAATAGTACCGTGGTCATTTGCACCAAGGCCAAAAGTATTAATTACAATATCCCCAGTTTTACCAGCGCCAGCATCATTGGGGAAACCACCACCCATATGACCTAATTCAGCATCAGTTAAATGAACTTCATAATCAGGAACATTAGTAATAGGGACATTAGCAGTTGCATCCCAATAAAGGTCGCAAGTAAATCCACTTAAATTAGCATGAAGTCCACATAGAGATTCATTAGTAAAAGCAGGATTATAGGTTGAAGCATCAACGATAACAGTTCCAGTTTCTTCACCAGAGCCATCACCATCAATATGAATTTTTACGATAAGCCACTTACTGCCATCGACAATAGTTTGTTTAGTGATTGTATTTGCCATTTCAAATCCTCAAAGGGAAAAGGGGGCCGAAGCCCCCAATCCGTTAGACAATAGTCGGAACAGTAGCAGAAACTACTTGACCATTAAGATACCAATGAGTACCATTGGATACCAAGTCGATTATCGTGCCTACTTCAGGAGTAACGACCGTTAGAGCATCGTTAGTAGCACCATCAGAATAGACCGGAACAACTTCATCACCGGCAGCACCGGCATCAGCATCCAGATGAACCACACCACCAACATATACCGAAGTCGTAGCAGCAGTGTTAATTACCCAGTTCTGTGCATCAGCGGCAGCACCACCATACATGAAGGTGAAGCGTAGACCGTTTTCAGCGGCAGGAAGAGTAATCGTACAAGTGGCAGTAAGATTCGGCATAACATGAAGTTTACCGGAATTCTTAGCCAGAGCCAAGTAGGTAGCACCATCAGGTACCGCTACAGGACGCATAGCCAAACCGCCTAGAAAATGAGTAGCCATAGTATTTCCCCCTATATGGGTCAACTCGTTAGTTTCTCACACTAACGATATATGGAAGAGAAGGGCCCCGAAGGGCCCTAACTCAATTAAGCACCCGGAGAACCGTAGATAGCACGGGGGTCGGTCCAGCCGAAGCTGTATCGTTCCGTAGCTTTAAACTTAGCGTTCTCAGTGTCAAAGTCATTATCGATATCGAACTTCATAGCTCGACGCTCGAAATGCTTCAGACCATCAGGAGCATTGGTGCGGATAAACCATGCGTCAGCATCAGTCAGGTAATGGTTAACCTTGATGCCACCGGGGAATTTACCCATTGAACGCAGGGCGTTCACATCATTATCAGCAGTACCTACACGATATGGACTAGCCAGAATACGTTCTGCTTCAAACACCAAATCCGGTGGGATAATCAACGTCTGCGGAATCACAGAGATGTTCAGACCACGGTCATTGGTGAAGTTCATGATGTCAATGGAAGCTTGTTCCAGAGCTGCTTCAGACAAATCAGCTGCGGTAGCAAGTTCGTTTGCCCAAGTACCACCGGCCCAATTCGGGTGGTCGGTAGCACACATTTCCTTAGAGTCACCACCTTTGTAGGAAGCGTTGAATGCACGGTTATATACGTTAGCAGCAACAATTTCCTTGGTTTGACGCATCGAAAATGCCAAGGCTCGTGCCCGACGCTGACCAACTACACCGTAGAGGTCATCTTCAAACATTTCCTTGGTTACGACGAAGCCCAGACCGTATACAACGTGTGCATAGCGAGTCAGGAATGCTTGATTTTCTTCATCGTAGGCGATTGAATTACCTTCACCCTTGACAGAAGCCAGACCGAAGCTGGAAATACCAACATCTTCTTCATAGGCTTTGTTAGAGTTATAGGTGTTAAAGAGCATTGTATATTCTACAGGATGCTCGTCATAAGCCTTTCCGTACCAAGCATTAACACCCGGCCATAGGGCTTTCGCAAAATTTGAACGACTAATAGGCATTTTATATTACTCCTTAGACGTTGTTAAACTGAGTATTAACAAACTTAACCCAGTAAGTAGCATTCGCTAAGGTCAAGTCATTGCCTACAGTATTCGGACGTTCAACGACCACAACATCACCATCATTGGTGAGGGCATCATCATTGATTTCCATCTGCGACAGGCCAGTAGTCGTACTACCACCACCGTCGACAATATCCTGAGCTTCGCCTACTTGCAACTCGACGGCACCGCCAGCCGAATCACACTGAGCTTCAAAGATTGCATCTTCAGCCGGAATGTAAAAAACAACCCAATCAGTATGGGTGTTTGCGCTATCGTCATAAAAACGAGTAGTCAAATCAGCCACATTGAAGGGACCATAAGTTTCGAGGGACATAGTGTCCTTCTTACCAAAACCAATAGCTACGCCAAGGCAGACACCCTCTACAGCCAGCTTTTGAGCTAGACCGCTGGCGAGCTGAAGAGCATCCCCAACGAAGATATCGGCACCATCAGCAACACCAACTGACCGCACAATTGCAGACAGAGGAGCGCCAGAGATGGTCTTAACAGGGCGAAAACCATTAGGACGGTCAACATTTGCCATGTTTATTTCTCCAATTAAAATTAAATTATGGCGATGCTATCAGCTTTGGTAGGTATAAATTTACGAGATTTTAACCGAGCCATACTGACCATCATCACCTTTGTTTTCAGGGTCACGTTCTCGGGTTATGGCACCTTCTTTAATCTTCAGCTCTCTTTCCTTTGAAGTCTGGTCTTCTGTATACCAGTCTTGGTCAATTCGCATCAAATAAAGATATTGTCCATCGCCTGAGGGTTTCCTGACAATCGAACCAACATTTTTTGTTTGGTAAACGTCGTCTTGCCCTACCTGACCAACATGGTCAGATTGTACGAACTCATATCCAGCATTTAAAAACTTCTGAATACGTCCGCCGTCCTCTTGTTTATCTAATACCCAACGGTAAACATAGCCGTCTTCTTTACCTGAAACGGTCAAAATATCTCTATGTCCTGAAACAGGAACTCGTGTGGGACGAACTTTAGGGTCAACACGTTCATCTTTCCGGGGACGGCCCCGGCCTCTCTTAGGGGTTGTATTTTCTAATGACATAATTAAATATCTCCTCTATTAACCCAATTCACCAATTTCAGCCAACTGGTCAACGTAGGTTTGGATGTCAGGCAATGCGCCTGTGTCTACAAAGGTTTTAGCCATCTTTAGCTGTTCATCATCTAAATCTTTAGCTGTAAACTTCGGCTTCTTACCTCGTGCCGGAGTATTAGGCTTACCACCCTTCTCGATGACCTGTGGGGCTACTGCCCGTTGTCCACCGAATTTGTGTGGCATCTCTGCTTTAACTTGCTTAGCTACGTGAGCGAGAACATCTGCGGGAGGCAGGTGTGGATTCTCCGCTGCATAAGAAGTACCAATTGCATCTGCAACGCCCTTAAGAATTGGGTCAGTTGCATACCAAGAGTTAGCTTCAATCCAAGCAGTAAATTCTGCTGGGAGATTGTCCTTAACTTCTCGTTGTTCGATAACCGCTTCTGCTTTGAGTTCTTTCTGAGCTTCTTTTAGCTCATCAATCTGGTCTTCAATTCGGACCACCTCATCATGGTTATCATCGCTCATGGCTTCTGCTTTCTGCCTTTTGAGCGTATTGATTGCCTTTTTATATTGCTCTTCAGCAATCTTGGCATTCATTTCACCCATCTTTTGCAGAGCTTTAGTCAACTGGTCAATCTTACCAGTGGACTCGTGTAATTGCTTGGACTGTTGCTGGATACGACTCATCAGTTCACCACGGAAGACAAACTGTTTAGCATCTACCCAATCATCAGCGTCCTTACCCTGCTCTACCCACTCCTCTTCTGTTACCCAACCCTGACTACGGGCTTTTTCTTCTGCTGGGCTCAGTTGAGGTTCATTTGCTCCGGGGTTTTCTTCCCCAGTAATTTCCAATGCTTCTTCAGACATTGTTATTCCTCTGTCATAATTGCTATTACGTCCTCATCATTCATAATGAGAAACTCTTCTTTAGTAAACGGGTCCTCGATGAACTTTCCAGCAAATCGGGCATATACTACATAATCTCCCGGATTTGCCCAAGGTTCGCCTGTGAAATCATTACTGAATGCTTTCCAAGCTTGAGGGCCATGAGCTACTAGAGTACCACGTTGGATACCAGATTTCTCCATCTTCTCGTCAACTACAATAACAATACCACCAGCAGTTTCTTTTTCAATGGGATCTGGTTTTACCAGAACTTTATGTCCGCATGGTTTAAGCATCTTCACTATCCTCCTTCATCGCATTCAAACCATCAATCCAATCAATCATGGATTCGATAGCCTGAACCTGACCTAGGGCTTTAGCATTTGCTTGTACAGTTCCATCCGAACTTTCTTTAGTAAACTCTCCGTTTCCCCACGAATCATAGAGACCCATAAAGTCACCCATGAGGGAGAACCGTAGTGCTTGTGTTATTGGATGGCGGTACCATGCTTCGATTTCATTCTTACCAACAATTTCTAGTGCCTCATCAGAACGTCTATAAAAATCTTCTGAAAATCTCTGTGACACATCTATCTCCTTTCTTCTTTATTACTCTGACCCTCCTGTAGGACCAGATTCTTGCTTCTGCTTCATTTGCTCTTGTTTTGCTTGAACTTGACCAATAGCAGAAATTCTCTTTGTTAAGCTGTCTTCTTGGGCTACTAAGGTATCGAGTACTGCCTTAACATCATCCCTCTTCATACCTGCATCAGTAGCAGCAGCTTTAGCTAAATTGACGATTGACTGTGAATAGTCTTTCATAGCCTCATATTGCGTATTAGCTACATCCAGTTGGAATCGGAGTTCTTCCATCTGTGATTTATGTTTAAACTCTTCCATCTTCAGTTGAGTTTCAAAGTCTGGCTGAGGAGATGGAGCTTGCATGAGCATTTCTATATCCTCATGACCTTCAGCTTCCAAGACTTGACGCAGAACCAATTGAGGGTTCAACGGCATACCAGCAGCCATCTTCTGGAGAAGACTCTGTGCCTTCATCATCTTTTGAGCATCAGAAACGATATTCGGATCACTATTGGGACGAACATCATAGTCATCTGGATTGAAATCCATACGACCTACCTGAACCTCATCGCCTGTATCTAAGACATTAAAATACTTCGTATCATCAAGGAATACATAATTAAGACGGAAAATCTTCTTGTATTCTGATGTCAGAGCACGATATAGGCGTTTGTAGATACCCACAAATACCTTTAATCCCTGTTCCAATACGGCCACTGTGGTGGAGTAAGGCTGATTCTGTCCGGGGTTTTCCCCGACCATAATATCCTTGACAGACGCCAATCGTTCCCCTGATTGAATCAGCATCCCGAGCAACTGGAAGAGTACATTTGAAGGTTCCTTAACTGGGAGTGGAAAAATACCTTTCCTCAAATCATCACCAGTGGACTGTACCTGTTGCCATAAACCGGGCTTGAACTTAATTACTCCACCACGGACCCTAACTCCTTTCCCTAAGAAGCCACCTTGCAGGTTGGCTAGGGTACCAGCATCGATGAGCTGGTTTGTGATGGTGTTGACCGCCTTATTCAGAGGGCCAAGTAGAGAACCAAATCCGAGAGTATAGATTTTACTTTCAGGATTTGGCAGGAAGGGATACATCGTAAAATGTTCAATAGGCTCAATCTTGACAATCTCACCAGAGACAGGATTAATTTTAACCCCATCAGAGGCATATCGAGCTACAATACGTAAAACTTTTCTGGAATCATGGTCAACCGTAATTATATACGGCTCTTTGTATCCATCTTCATCCAAGTCCCACCATGTATGACATTCCAAGATTTCATATGGGATATCATCATCACGGTCTGTGGGTTGAATCTTTGTAATCTCATCAACCACACCTTCGTGTTCACGATATTGTGGGGCTTGTAAATTACATTCACGGAATAAGCCACTACGCTGATATTCCAATAATTCGTTTTGGTCCATCCAGAATCGGTGGACCTTTGTTGCCCTCTCGAAATCCTCAGCATGATAATTGATTATCAAGTCACGAGGCAAGACCAACTCAGAAACATTGCGTTCTTTTGAGGGGCTATAGAAAGTCTTCTTATATGCTAGACCAAGAATAGGTACCAGATAGAGCAAACGGTCCATATCTTCCTGCCACTCAGACATTTCTTCTAAGAGTTGGTAAGACATATACTGACCAATACGGTCAGCCCTCTTTGCTTTCTGACCATCAGGGTCAGCTCCATATCTCTTAATCTTTACCAGATTACCGTCATTTACCAGAGCTGGATAAGCACGGGCATGGAACTGTAGGGCAGCGGTAGAGAGTAGGGGGTATTTGACATTCGCAGCATTTTCCCATGGATAACTCTTGTGTTCAATTACCTGAGAAGCCAATTTCATCCATTCATCATTCTGGTCTTCCCAGTCTGAGCGGGATTCAAGGTCCTCGTCAAAATTCTCAACGAGTTTACGTCCAATTTCATCTAAATAGTCATCATCATATGCATCAACCAGATTAAGGGTTTCCTGCATTTGATTCATAACGTCATCTGTATTAGGCATTATTAATATCCAGTGTGTGAGTCTCGTCCGTCATAAGAGTACATTTCTGAGTATTCAATTTCATCTTCCCACATCATATCTTCCAATTCTTCATCTGTGGGGGCCTCATGGATTTTATCCAAGACCATCCCGATATGAGCTAAGGCGTCAACTTGGTCCTTATAGGCTCCTCGGGGAAACTGAACCATCTCAGTTTGTAGAGCTGGCCACCATTCAGCGTCTTTATCAAACTCGACCTGACCGGCTCTCATACGGGCCTGTATGGAACGAGCCCTCTTTAATTTGTCTTGAGTAGGTGTTGGTGTTTCCAAATTCAGGTATAAATTCCTCTTTACCATTTCGGCAGTGAGGAAAGGACCAATAGACTTGGCAATATTTTCCTGTTCAATAATAAAGAGCTCTGGACTAAATCTCTTCTGAACTGAGAAGATTTCCTCGATAATAGCGTGGGAATCTCCTCGGAAACGCCGTACATCGACTACTTTTAGTCGACCTATTTTATTAACACCAACTGTGACGATAGCGGTATATGCTGTCCTATCCTTCTCTGAGATGGCTAAGTCAGCAGCCGAATAGTACTCCAGATATTCATCTGGGTCCTTAATCTCAAGGAAATCATCCTTGCGGAAATAAGCATTACTCTCGTCAATAGGGTAATTGAGATACTCTTGTGAGTAACCTTCTGGGAACCCTTGTTCCGTATAATCTTGACGTATGGATAAGAGTCTCTCTTTGGAGAACTTCTCAGGCCATAACATGAGAGAGAAATCTTCGTTATGAGCTTGATATCTTATCGATACCCACGGTTGAAACTGTTTCGTCGACCAGTGCTTTATCCCATTGGTCTCGGTTGTCGTTGCACCCCACGCGGGCATTAGACGTTCCAGCAAGCTGTCCATATGCAGAATAGTACCTACGATACGAACGGTGCAGTTGTCTCCGCCACTCGGGAGTAAGGCATTGTAAAACCATCGTCTGAATTTCTCCCGTCTTTCCTCATTCATGACAATCTCATCGTTTTCGAGATCATCACCAATAATGAGGTCAGGTCGCATATTACGCCATTTCAAACCACGGACCTTCTGTTCAGAACCTTTGGCTTGAATACGGAATTGCTCCCCATCTTCAAACTCTACAATAATCATAGCTTCGGTATCACGTACAATCTTCTTTATACCGAATACATTTATTAAGTCCTGATTCTCAATCAATTCCATCTTGATATCCCCAAGGAACTGTACAGCCTGTCCTTCGGTATCAGATACAATCAGAACATACTTCTTCTGCCGGAATAGAACAGAAGCAAGGGTAAAAGCGTGGGTAATTGCCGTGCTTTTGGCATGACCACGAGGGGCAGCTATCGCTACTTTCGGCTCGGGTCGGCACACCAACTCCCACAATTCTTTATGAAAATCTGGTGTAGGTTTTGGGTTATCGAATCGAGCTAAGAGTAAAGAGGTTGTAAAACCATATATAGTCTCAGCATTCAGATTCATACGTCAATTTCTAATTTGTGTAGTCTATTTGTTAAAGGGTCGTATACATACTCGCTGTCATCCTTTGTGGGATGTCTTTTACGATACCTATCCCGTGCCCTTCCCTCATTCCCCATATCGGCCCTACTCTGGCCTTCTGAGGTTAAGGAGCCATCATCACGCATATGGCCCCTATCAATTAAAATCTGTTTAGCATGTTCAAAGGAGCCAATCTGCTCCGCTAATCTTCGCCACAGAGGATTCATGTTTCTGACCTCGGACATATTAAGACAAATGTCTCATCATATGATATTAAGGGTGAATCATATTCATGATGCACTACCATACGAGTCTGGCTTACATCGAATTGTGTAACCTCAAATTTCTCAGGGCACACAGCATAAATCTGGTTATCAGAACCTATTGGAGTCAGAGTGGTAATTGTGCATATTAAAACCTGTAATAGACACTCCGATATTACCCCCAACATTATTTCTTCCTTCTTGCCGTCGATGTGCGCTTGAAGGACCTATTCTTACTTGGGCTTTGTTTGTAGGTTTTGCCCTTTGCCCCCGGTTTGGTATGTGCGATATCTTTCCCATCTCCATTGCCATAAGTCCCCGCATCTCGGTTAGCCTTATTGTTTCGGGCCCTTTGTTTCTTGGCCTTCTCACTGGAATGGTAGTTCTTATATTCGCTATCGTAATCCCTACCAGTGCTTTTATTATGTTTTTTACTTACCTTTTTCTTTGCCGCCATCCCTATCACTCCTGTAGACGATTGCTCGTTTCATGATGTACATAGGGTCAGATACGACAATATCTTCACCCTCTTCAGGGTCCCACCAATTGGAACACAAAACAATAACTTGTTTATTCTCGAAAACTAGATATCCTGTATAATTACCATACATGGGTTTGGCCCATGCTATAACATCTTTGAGGTCATGGTCTCCGGGATTTACCCAGTGGTCAGCCCATCTCGCCTCTATACGTTCAAAACCACCTTTCGTCTTTTGCACGGTTATACCTCTTACCATCCATCTTGATTTTGACACACCAAGGGTCATCCTTGGGAGGTGCCTCAGATGGACGACAGACGACCATCAGGGCCACAAAACAAATAAGAGTGAATACACCCCAAATCATTTCTTTTTGCTTTTGCCCTTATATCCGTGAGCATAGACAGCTCGTCCTTGCCTTTCGGCATCTGCCTTATTTTTGTAGACTTTACCGTGGTTTCCCCACTGCCATCCACCTTTTACCTTATGGACAGGCATTACGGCAATCTTCCACCACGATTCTTACGGAGCAGTGCTACTGCTTCTTCAGGACTACCAATATCCTTCATAGGCTCTTTTGAAGGTTTTGCAGAAGCTTGTTTAGCCTCTTTATGTTCCTTCTTCTCCTTAGCAGGTTTCTCTCCTTCTGATTTACTTTCCTTTTTACCACCATGAGTAGCCTCATAAATCTGACCACCCAATTTCTTAGCACCAGATTCAAAGGTATCCCAGAAACCACCAGAATGATTACTTCGACTCCCCATTATTCCTCCTCGATTCGGGTAACAGTACCCTCAATAGTCTTTGCTTCCAATTGCTGAGCAATTTTTTCAAAATTCTTCTGGAGCATCTTGAGGTTATCCCCAGAGGTTCTCCTTTCAATACGTCCTGTTGGGTCTCCCCTAAGTAGAGCTCTTTTATCATAGATGACCCCAGTGATGATAGCCAAATCTCTGGCACTGAGTAATTTCCTTTTCCTCTCACCCGTCTTTTGATCAATATATTCATCACCATTCTCTATACGTTCTGAGATAGCTCCTACAGCCTGATGGAGAATAGAGGTGTATGCAGCATCCAATTCATCCTGCTTCTTCTTCCTGCATTCCCCCATAACAAGGGGCCACCATTCTGATTTACTCTTCCAATCCCGAATAACGGTAGCTTTAACTCCACTAAATTTTTCTGCCTGTTTACTTGTACCTGTCACCAAATAGGCCATAACAGCTCTTACTTTGGTTTCTGGTGTATAACAAGAATTCGTATGGTAGAGGTCTTTGAGGTCCCATAGGGCATCATCCTCACTGTATTCACCTTCAATAAGAGGAATCTCCTCATAATTGAATTCTGGGTCTGATTCAGCTATTCTAAGCTGTAATTCTTTATCTGACATTGAGCACCTATAGGGTTATATACCTGTCTGTACTGGAACCTGACTTTCTATATTTAGTTATACCAAAAACAAAAACAGAAAAACGGTAAAAAGAAAAAAAAGATAATACAAAAACAACGATAGGGTATTAGACAACAAAAATGAGCAAAAGTTCAATTTATTTTTGTACCTTTTGATGATATGTGTGGAAAAAGGGGTACCTTAAGGCAAAGATAGCCCCTTTGGACCCAATAAGGCTATTATTCTCTATGTAAACTATACCGGTGTAGAGATAGTGGGGTCCTATAGGGTCTGTGGGGTAAAAAGGGGTCCCTTTGAAAATTGTAGCACCGTCGGAAACACCCTAGTCCCTTCTCCTCCCCAATCTTTTTTTTGGCCCCCACCCCCCCTGTCTTGCTCCATAAGAATTCTTTAATATTAGAGAGACCTTATAGACCCTACAGAGCGTGTGAGTATTGTAGGGCTATTACCTTATATCTAGTCCCTTTGGGGTATGCAAAGAGTGTTATGTGTCGTGGGGTTTGTGGGGTGGGGTAGTCTAGACTAGTTCTAAATATCCCATAATCCCTACTATTTATATAGGTTTATTACTTGCAGGAAGTGTGATGTGCATCACAAAATAGACAATAAAATTGAATTAATTTCTTGACTTCGATAACTCATTGAAAAACAAAGGAAAATTAATATAGTCTAGACTAGGTATTTTTTCTATATTTCTTGATTTATTCGATTATATGGCCGATAATATATTGAGGTTAATCAATAAATGAGGTGAATAAATTATGAATATTCAATATATAGTAAGTATTCAAAAAGGTGAAAGTGTTACTATTTCCACTCTAAATGTAGATAGTGAATATAGAGCCGATACCATCGAGCGGGTATATTCCAAGTTATTTGAGGCTGATTATGTTCATGCTTTACCAATGCGCCGCCATTGCTGTGGTTTATTACTGAATCAGGCTGTATAGTAGTTGACTCACTGCCCCTATTGTGGTCTAATGGGGACAGTGGGGCAGCGACTAGCTGTCACATTCTCAATCAATCACATAGTCTAGACTAGGTCTAGAAGGAGTTTTTAAAATGAGTAAGGCAAAAGATAAGTTGCAGGGTACTGGTTTACGCGGTCAAATTACCTTCCGTGATGTGGCTCGTGAGGCAATTCACGCGCAGACTGCAAAGGACGAAGCCCGTGAAGCCGGGGTTTCAATGGCCGACCATTTTCTCATGGCCGCACAGGGATACAGCGAAGGTATAAACCTTAAGGATGAGGACAGCCGCAAGAAATTAGTGGAGAAAGTAGTCGCCGCTATTGAGACAGAATCAGCCTTTATGAAAAGCGAAAACTGTCCTATTGTCGATAGATGGGACAAAGTACCGGACGCCTGGACGCAATGCAAAAGCAATGTAAAGAAGGGAATCGAAGCGGGTTTTAATCCTTGCGATTACAAGTCTATGAGTAAGTACCGCAAGGCATTGAACGATTACCGCAAGGCAGAACAGGGTGAAGGTGGGCAGACTGCCGCTGATAATGCAAAGGATATTGCAGCCGCCAACCCTGAAATCGGGCAACGCCTGCTAGCCCTTGTGGGTACGGTCGAAGGTACAACGGCAGAGCAACAGCCAGACGTATTAGCCCTGCTGGATAAGGTAATCGAAGATATTAAGGTACTCCGCCACCTTGTACCCGTTACTCCTTCACGCCCAAAAAGCGCAAAGGACGCATTGACCGCTAATAAGGCCAAAGCATAATAAATAATCACCGACAATATCCACTTTGCCCCGGATTACCGGGGCTTTTTTTTGCCTACGATTCTGTATATCCCACTATCCTAATATACTAATATATCCTATAGTTCACCTAGTCTAGACTACCTGTACAGGAATATTACTATCATCATGACCTATGCGTGTGTGTGAATATTACTATCATCGTCATATGAGTTGTGCTAAGTTATTGATAACGCTTGACTTCCGGCCTTGACTATGGTACAATGGTTTCATAGTGGGGCACTCTATATGCCCAATTCGTCAACATAGTCTAGACTAGGTGGAGGAATGAATAAGATGTATGAGTTAATGGTATGGCTCGCTTCTCTTGCGTGGATTGTGGAGATAGTGAGGTCGCTATTGACATAGTCTAGACTACCTAACATGGAGAAAAGATATGTATTTATCTATCGGTGAAGTGGTGGGCCTGATTATCGTAGCTTTATTGATATACTGGCCTTGGTATGAAGATGAAAAGAAAAGAAAAAAAGAAATGAGGAGGAGAGGAAAATGGGGCAAATAGTCAATTTTCCATGTGAAACTTTCTTTCTCGAAAAAGTTAATGTGGATAATCCATCGGATTGTGCCATTATCAAACTTGAGGCCAAGGTAAGGAATCGGGCACTTGAGGAGGGAGACAGGATTGCCGATGAATACAAATGGGATTCATATATGATATATGATTCCAAACACAAACTGGTTATGCGATACGTTGACCAAATACAAAGGCCAAGCTAAAATGGCAATGGAGGTATAAAAACCTATGAAATCAATCAGATTAAAGAATAAGATTAATCAGCTTGTCCTAATTAAGACAGACATACCTAGTATTATGGAGGTAAGTCAAGTTCGGATGGACAAACAGGGGAACCAGTTTGGTAAGATAATGGTTCAGGGTACAATACGCAGTGTTGTCCTGAAAAAGGGCGACGCTTCGCGAGTATGGAGAGAGGTAGCATAATGCATCAGAATTTAACTATTAGATACACTGGACTTGATATACATGATGAAGATAAATGTCAGGAATTCACCGACGTAGACCAAACGTGGAGTGATTCTGGTGTATATTTTATCAGCTGTTATATCGGGCCACATCATCACATAACATATACTTTTGATTTATCCCGAATTATTTCAATTGAAACATTCACTGTAATATCGGACTAATCAAAATATTACTATCATCATCACAAACAGGAGAAATGAGAAATGACAGATGTAAATCCAGAAACAGTTGTCGTTATCACGGATAAGTTGGAACAGTATTTCCAAGCAGCTACAGAAGTGATAACCAAATATGGTGGTCAAGCTGTTGACCTTGGTTTAATGGTATTACGTATTGAAGCCGGTCAGGGATTAATGATTGGGCTATGCAGTGCAATAGGGGTTACATATCTTCTTTTGGGGAAATATAATCCCTTAACTTTAGCCAGACTATGTGCCGATACAAAAAATGATGGAGAAGAAATAGCTTCTTTCTTTGGTGCTATTTTCTCAAGTATCGGTATATTATCATTTGGCATGATGGCGTTGGCTAATTTACTTGACATATGGAATTGGATTGGTGTAATATATCCTGAAGCCTACGCAG